GATAGAACTTACTAGGGCCGAGAGAATAGTTCTTAGTCAGGTTGTTAATATTGGACTTAATTCTGCAACTCTAAAGGACCATATTCTTCTAGAGGATATCTACAAGAATTTAGACACAGAAAACATGAAGGTCCCTATCGTTTTGGATTATGTTAGCCCTGAGGATTCAGAGCTATTCCACAAGTATGACGGAAAGGCAGTCTCTGAGATAGAGGACGAGGGACACAAGAAGACGATTCAAGAAGCAATGCACAAGCAGAGAGAAGACGAAGCTAAAATGTTTGATAATGAAGAACAAAGCGAAAGCTTTGATTTCTCAAAGGACCAGTTTGATATGATTAAGAGGTTCTTTGAGACGGACAAAAGGCCGTTTCGTAGAGAGTACCATAATGCTATAGTGGCATTGCATGGGAAGCTTTTCGAAGCAAAAAAGTAAAATGAGGGTGAATTAAAAAATTGAGGGAGAAAAAAATTTAAAAAATCGATGGTGTAAATTAAGAAATGGCCTTTTTCACATCTGGCCCTGCCGGAGGATAGTAATATTCTCCGGCTTTTTTGTGTGTAAGTATCAAGTTAATTATATAAATGTTGGAGGTGTAAAGATGGCCACGAGAGATGAGCTTCAAGCTCAATTAGATGCATTAGATAAACAAGACAAGCAACTCAAAGTTTCCCAGGAAGTAACAAAAAAACATTTTGAAAAGACAAAAATGTATAATGGAACTAAGCTAGCAATAGGTATCATAGTAGTATTCTTGGCAGTTATTGGAACGCTTGGTTCTATGAGGTGGGGAATATTTTCTAGTTTCGATATGGATTCATTTGTTAAATTCTTATCGGCTTATCAAGGAATATTTATAACTCTAACTGGTAGCGTAGGCGTAGGTGGTATAGCTAAAAATATATTGAAGGCAAAGAGCGAGGCAAATGGAAATGGCAATGGTGGAGAAACAGAATCTGCCCCAGTTGATACTTCCGCTCCAATAGCCGGTACTTCTTATAGGGCAACTCACGCACCAGTATATAAGCCGGAAGAAAAGGGAGTATAATGAGCGACTATTGTAATCCGTCGGACACAGAGGATTTATTAAACTGGAGTATAGCTTACCCAGTAGTACAATCAAAGTCGTTAACCAATACATTGGATTTTAGCGAATTAGATAATACTGCAGGTATTAAATCGGGATTATCTATAGGTAGAACTAATGGAGAAGTGCAAACGAAATCTTCTGATAATAAAATGGAAACCTATTTGAGAAGAACTTTAAAAAGCGAACAAGATGTGTCTCTCAGAACAAAATCAAATAAAAACATTAACAATATAGAAAGTAAAAAGGTTAATAGTTCTAAAGTGAGGAATATAATATGAATGCAATATGGGTAATAGTTATAGTTATTGTGGCTCTTGTGGCTGGGGCAGCTGGTGGTTATTTTTTCTTTAAGAAAAGAAAGAATCAAAAAGAAGAACAGGCCCAAGATGCAATAGACAATAGTATTTCCAACGATGCAGATAGAGAAAGGATAAAGAAAGAAATAGAAGCTAGGATAAAAGAAAATGAGAGAATTAGGCAAGAGCTTATGAACAAGTTAAAGAAAGTACCATGAAAAAAATAATAGCTATTCTACTTCTATTCTTGGCAACATTTGCTTTCGCTCAAAACAAAGATGCTGCAGCTGCGATAGCAGAAAGTAATAAATTGCTTCAACAGGCTCTAGATAAAATCTCCTTGTTGGAAAAGGAGAAGGCTGTCCTAGAGGTAGAGAATAAATCTTTAAAAGATACTAATCTATCTTTGCAAGTTTCATTGGCAGGCGCTAATGAAGCCCTAAAGCAAAGCAATGTTATTCTACAAAAAGCTTCTGATAGAATAACTGCCGACCAAGAAGAAATAAAAAATTTGAGATTGAATATAAAACAACTTATAGATGCTGGGGTAGAGGTCCAATATTATCAATGGGAAATCGGAGTTTTAGTTGGATATCCTTTCTCAGCAAAATTAGGAGTTACTTGGGATCCAAAGTGGATACCCTATTTGGGATTCACAGTTGGATTTGAATATTATTTTGATACACAAAAAGCTGGTGTATTTGCTGGTGTAAAAGTAAATTTAAAATAAGAGGAACAAAATGGAAAACAAATTAAATAGGGTTTTAAAGAACGTTCTTGAGGAAGCCAAGAAAGCGGAGATAAAAGCAAAACTACCTGATATGGGCATGTGGGATCCTCTTCCAGTAAGAGATATACGAGATGATGTAAAAAGGCAGAATGATTCTAACGTTGGATCTTCCGCTCTTGGACAGGATGAAGAGCCAGCCGATAAAGCTTTGATAGCAATACAACATTGTTTTATAAATGGAGATTTCGAAAAGGCTAGCGAGATCCTGCAAACTTTGAGAAACCTAAAAGATGGTACTTTCTTTAGTTGGCACCACATGAACCAACTCTCTGACTGGGTTAGAAACATATATAAGTATACTAACATGAAGGATCTGGGAAAGAATTATTACGAACACGAGCAAGCTAAGGATATGGAAATAGCTGGGGTTTCAGATCTAAGAAAAATAGAAGTTAAGGAAGCTGTAGTAGACAAGTTCTTAAAGGAAGCAGAGAAAGTATTAAAGCGAAAGCTTGAAATGAAATAATATTTTAAAAGGAGACAATATGTCCGAGCTTAACGTTCCTAAAGAAGAATTAACAACAACACCATTACCTTTCCATCTAATAGTATCGTATCCCCTGTTTTTAGCTATAAAGAACAATCAGGGTCTAAAGCCAGATAGTAAAGAAGTGTTAAAAGAAAGCGCAGAAGAGTTTGAAAAATTCAAAAGCCTATTTAAAACCTTTTTAGACTTATTAAACAATCATCAAGAAAGTGCCTTCTCTATACTATCCACAATTATGAGCATATGGGGCTATAGTCGAAAGTATTGTGGAATGTGCGGCAAGCCAATTATAGGTAAGCCAGGACACATAGAAAATAGAATGGTTTGCCAACGATGCAATGAGTCTTTTAGAATAGCAGAAGAACTATATAAAAGAGACCCTCATGATCTAAAACAAGAAGCTCTAAAAGAATTCACAGAACGTAAGAGAGAAGAAAAGTCAGCAGATAGAACAGATATCCCCCCTTTAAGTAATTCTCTATAGATATTCTATCGGAGATAGGTGTATCCGAGTCTCGCATATATACTAAAGATAAATAATATATAGCGCACACTTTTCAATTATATTATATTATGCTATCGAAATCAGGAGGAATAGTTAATGCCAGACAAAAAAAGATTGGACAAACTATTGGATAATTACTTGTTCGAGCAACCCGAGGAAGAGGAGCCAGAAGAAGAATCTCCAGTAACCAAGAAGAACCCTAATCTTTCTACAGCTGAAAAAGAAAAGGATGTAAAAGAGAAAGACTTAGAAGATGTAGATAAAAAAGATCTAGGTGACAAAGAAGAAGATGACGAAGAAGAAGCTACAAAGGGCGACACTGTTGCATCTATAAAATTAAACAACAATATAGAGGGCGGTGGCCAAATAAAACTTATAGACAAAAACAAAATATCAAGTTTGATTTCAATAGAGAATATTTTGACTATGTTTAAAATAGACGCAGAGAACCCGGCAAAGGGCTTCAAAGACAAGATGGAAATAACTATTAATTCTCCTTTGAGCGACTTCAAGGAACATGAATATGTTATAACTCTGATGGACAAAATAGGTCAACTATCTATATCGAGACCCGACTTCAAAACTACAATAACAAAGAAATCAACAGGGATGGGCGGCAATTTAGGCCAAGCAGTCGAACAGGGAGTTGGGGAAGAACCTGAAGAGGCGGCTAAACCAGAAGTAGATTTAAGTTATTTGCCAGAATTAAATTCTGAGTTCTTAAAGGCTGTAAAGAATGAATTCTTCGATAAAATCCTCGAGCGAAGATAAATTAGTAGCAACAGTCCCCAAGAACTACTACTTCATAGAATCAGAAATAGCTCCACTGATATTACAGTGGCAAGAAATATATAAAAATCAAAAAGAATGCGAGAATCTATTAAAGAACGAAGTAGATGAAGATAACCCCGAAAGGTGGAAAGAACTATCAGTTGAAGAAAAAGTATTTGTACAACAAAGATTAAAATCGGAGATAGCTATTGGCAAGCCTCAGCTAGAGAAGATAATGAATGAGACTTGTAAGATTATTAAAGGTGTAATCTTTAGAGCCGAATTCCACAAGAAAGAAAAATACAACATTTGTTTTCAAGTTGCGGTAGAAGCTTGCATAAAAGCTTTGCCGAGATTCAATCCCGAATACGGTACCGCGTTTAACTACCTAAGCTTAACGGCTAAGAAGTCTATCATATACTACTTGATAAAAAGAGCAAAGAAATCCCACCTATCATTAGATTTTGAATATATAGATGATGACAACCTCCAACTAAAGAATGTTTTAAGGCAAGAAGAAAAGACCCTAAGAAACTTAGAGATAGAGAACTTAACTGATTCTATATCTAATCTTATTCAGGATTTGAATGAGCACCGTGGATTAAATCAAGTGAACAAAGAGCTTAGAGAGTACCTATTCTACAACCAAGGCAAGTATGATAAGAAGGATTTTTTCAAATGGTCAAAGTCCGATGGCATAAGCTCTAACCTTTTACGCAAATTTATAAAATTTTTGAAAGAACACAGAGATACTCTATATAAAGAAATAGGTGTATACTAAATGTAGTTTTATCAAAGATAATATAAATGGTGGTATTTAAATGAAAAAACTCAATGACTTTTTAGAAAAATTAGATGAAAATTCAGAAATGGTTTCGCTAAAAAGCTTATCTAGCTATGTCAACAATCCTGTAGAAGGATTTGTCAGAGTTTTGGTACATCTATACAGAGATCCTAAAAAGGTAGATGCTATGGAGATAGCTAATAATCTTAAGAAAGCTTTTGGAGAAAAAGAGGTAAGTACTTTATTAGCGAGAGCTAAAGAAGTCGTAGAAATGCTATCAGGAGAAGAAAAAAATGAAACTAGATGAAGTTGTGGAAATAACAGAAGATAAGGGTAGTGGGTCTTTTGATTATAAATATTGGTTCTGGGCAAAGAAGGGCCCATCAAGTTACGGAATAGCTTATGCTAGGCAACCAATAGAGTTAGACATTCAAAGAGTTGGTAAAGAAGCAGAAGATGCTGTATCCAACATAAAGGACGTTGTAAACTCTCTAGATATAAGAGGAGATGCCCAAAAGAATTTGGAAATCGTTGAGAGAAAAATAAAGTCCAATACCAAAAGAGTGCAAGGTATAATAGATTTATTTGGGTCCCCGATTGTAGTAAATTGGCTTAGTGGTATAAAGACCGACGAGCCAAAAGATGAATTAGATATGCCTCGTGGGGATCCCCCGACGCTAATAATGGTTCCCCTAAAGAGAGAGGGAGACGTAACAGATCTTTCAAATAGAGAGATAGATGTAGTAAGGTTATTCAGGGATCCAGAAACCACTAATCTATTAAAGAAAATAGATTGGGATAAGGTTAAGATAAATGACCAAAAGGGAGACACTCAAAATACAATAATGGCAAAATTTGTTGCCAAAGTTTTTGTTAAAGCTGACCCGAAAAAACTTAGATCTATAGCAAGAGGATCAGGCATAGAAGGCATTATGTCAAGTCTTAAATTTGTAGATGAGAAGAAAGGAATACAGATAGTTCCATTTAAACAAAACGACTATAAGCTTTTTCCAGAAGAAGCTATTGGGTCAAAAAAGATGGTAAGCTATTTGGGAAACCTAATGAAAGACAATTTTCAAAAAGTTTTAAATAGAGTGAAGCACGCTTTCTAATATAAGTTCAAGGAGAAAATATGTCAGACAAAGTAGAATATGGTTATATAGCAGAGGCTCCTGCCAAAAAGAAATTGGGATCTGTAACTAAGAAGATTGATTTAGAAAAAAGAGCCATTGACCCTAACTCGCTAGATTTTAGGCAAAAAGAAATGATGAACAGAGTATTAAATAGAGTTAAGTTGCCTAATGTTTCTTGGACTTCTTTGGTAGAAGATTTTAAGAATAAAGAGCCAAAAGATTTTATTTGTAGAAAATATGGAATTAAACCAGCTGATTTGAAGTATATTAAAAAATACTTAAACTATTGAGGAGTGACAAATGAATACGAAGTTGACGGTTAAAAAGGTAGCAGACTCTGGATATATACCAGTTAAATATGGAGTAGTAGAAATTACAGTTGGTGCTAATGCTGCTGCCACCTATCTATTGCTAGAAACTATAGGAGTAGGTTGGGATACTGAAATTCACTATTTGGCATGGAAATCTACAAAGACATATGACTCTGGTAGTGGTACTACTACTCTAGTTGGTAGAAACGTGACCGGAATACAAGGAACCTTGGGAGCTTTAGAAATCGTAGCTCTAAGTGCAGTGATATCTTATACAGTACAAACTCCTAGTGTAGATAGAGCATAACAAATGGACGGAAGCGAACTAGAAGTTACCAAAAAAGAAGTTACAGAATTAGACGTAGTTGTTCATAATATAGTTTCTTATTCTGAAGATGACAGAAGAAAAGCTGACGACTTATATGATTATTATCAAGAGCTCATATCACAAGGTGACACTAAGGGTGATACGAGGATGGCTCTTGCAAAATCATTAGAATTAAAAGAGACCTCTGTTCAAAATTTGATAGAGATAATGAAATTGAAGACTCGGTTGTTAGAAAAGAAGATCTCCTATGAGATAGCAAGAGAAATGAAAGATGTAGATAACGTTGGGCAAAGAAGATCTGGGTTTGACTCTAGCGTTATGATAACCGACATAGACAAATCTGAAAAGGAATAAATCAATGGCAGAACCAATAGACAAAATTCAATACAATTTTATTGCTCCCGATTTGCCACAAGAAGACTTAGACGAAGCATTGAGTATCTTAGAAAACCTAGACTCTAGGAAAGTTGACAAAGTAAACTGGGAAGAAAGAGCAAAAATGAACGAAATATCTAAAAGAAGTGGCAAATATTTAATGACTGAGGGATCTACTAAGAAAGAATCAAAAGATATTCCCCAAGAAAAAGAAGTTGAACAAAAAGAAATAAAAGAAGAAAAAGCTACAAAATATTCGCCGAATGAAAAAGAAAAAAATCTTTTGGGGTATCTTGGGGGAGTAATGAATTTACTGGAGGAAATAGATGATAAGAAGTAAAGACTTTTATAAAGAGATTGAAGACGAGTTAGATGCTATAGAAAGTGGAGCAACTATGGAAGATGTGAATGCAGCTGATGCTAGCGTTCAACAATCTCTCACAATGCAGCGTGGAAGGATACAAGTTAAAATAACGAGATTAGAAACAGAGCTTAAGAAAGCCCAAGAAGAAATGGCAAGATTAGATAAATCAATAGCCACAAAGAAGGTTGGGACCGGAATCCAGTAAAAAATGGATGAAAAAGAAAAGAAAGAATTATTACTTAAGAACCTACAAGAAAAGATTGATCAATACAATCTCCCAGAGAGTTGCGAGAAGATACCAACCTCTGGACAATATGTAGAGATAAAATACAACGACGGAACCAAGGGGCTAGTAGATCCCGTAAGTGAATTTTATCTTTGCAAGAAATACTTTATATATTTTGCAGATAGATACGGTTATATTTTAGACGTTAAAGAAAAAAGAGTATACGCATTTAAAGCTCACAATTTCCAAAGTAAAATAATAATTCCTGCACTACTCAATAAAAGATTCCTGGTATTCAGAAAGTGTAGGCAGGTTGGTATGAGCGTTATATGCGGAATGTACGCCGTATGGAAGGCCAACTTCAATATAGCTCAAGACATATTAATAATATCTAGAACAAGAAAAGATGCACAGGATTTCAAAGAAAAAGCAATCATAACCTATGAGAGATTGCCGAGCTTCTTGAAAACTAAACCAACTAGAGATGGTCAAAACATGACTACGTTGAAGTTGGTAAACAATTCAAGAATAGAAGTAAGATCAGCGGCAGCAGACTCTGGACGTGGCGTTACAGCTTCGTTATTGATAATGGACGAAGTTGCTTTCATGCAATATGCTGATGATATTTGGGCATCTGCATATCCATCTTTGTCTAACTCAAAAGGACAATGCTTTCTAATCTCTACATCTAATGGAGTTGGAAACTTCTACCACAAGATGTGGACAGATGCCGAAGAGGGAGAAAACGATTTCTATCCAGTATTTGTTCCGTGGTGGAAGTTCCCCGGCAGGGACAATCTTTGGTTAGAAAATATAGAAAACCACGATGTAGAGTTTTTACAGAAATCTTTTAGCAAAGAAGAATTAGAAGAACTTAAAAAAGTTCTCAAAAACGATGGATTAGAAAATGACGAAAATGCTTATTGGGATAGATTAGTAGAAAAATTCATAACTAAGAAAGAAGAAGAGGATCTTAGCTATGATGGGCCCAACGAAAATAAGCCTTGGCTAAAACAACAAAAAGACAATCTGTCTATAAGAAGATTCAACCAAGAAATACTATCAAAATTCTTAGGATCGGGCAATACAGTATTAGCAGTTTCTACCTTAGAAAGAATAGAAGCTCAACTAAAAGAACCTCTCTTTACCGATGCTTTAAGTAAATCGGCAGCAATCAAGGGATTGAATGTATTTCAAAATCCAGTCGATGATATAACCTATACAATGACAGTAGACGTTAGCTCTGGTTCTGGCAGAGACTATAGTACATTCCAAATATTTAGAGATGATACTTTAGAGCAAGTAGCAGAGTACAAACAACAAATAGACACTAAACAATTCGGTAACATTATAAAAATAGCTGCCAAGCACTTTAACTACGCTTACGTTATAATAGAAACTAACCAGGGAATGTCAGTATTCAATGAAGTATTCCTCGACAAAGACGATCCATATCAAAATGTATTTTATGAGTTTAAGAATAAAGCTTTCAGAGGTTTGCACACTGGACCAGCTAATAAAAAGTTAATGCTTGATGAATTTATGACAGATATGGAAAATGACCACATAAAAATTTATGGTAAAAGAACACTTGGTGAATTACAGGTATACATATGGCATAACGATAAGGCTCAAGCATCAAGAGGATATAACGACGACTTGGTATTACCAATAATGTTTTTATCTTATTTAATAAAGTATGGCGATCAAAAGATGAAAGTATTGGGCTTTGCGACAGCAACTCAGACGGTAGGATTAACCGAGGGAGAAGCGGACGAAAGGGAAGAAGAGAGAGAATACATGCAAGAGCAATACGCAAGGGAAGAAGTGAAGACTTCGTTAGGCTTAGACTGGGAAGATTACGCAGACTGGCTAAAGTAAATAAGAAGTTGCGATTGATTATTTTACCATTAAAGGATAAGATAACTTAAATCGTTCGATAGGAGATAAGAAAATGGCAAAAATGAATATGCATCAGTTCTTCAAGGAGTTAGATTATACCCTTGATGAGCAAACTTCTAATTATATAGAAAACCTTAGCGAAGTGAATTTGAAGCTTCTTATAAAAAGAGTTTATGAGAGCAACGAGCTCGTAAGCAACGAACTTAATAGACAGGTTAAGCTGACAAATTACAAGTCTATTCAAGAAGTAATTCAAAGCCTGAACAGAGAAGAGACGGCTAAGTTTGTTCACTGGATGTCAGAGAGTGTATTTGGTGCAAATCAAATCATCACTGAAGAGCTAGAAAAGATTTTAATAAAGGGCTAATAATGAAATTAGATAAGTTATTAAAAAAGCTTGACGAGGCTTTACCTTCGGGCTCGCCAAATGATGAAAGCAAGATTAAGAGACAAGCAAAGGAAGCTGTAGATAAACTGCTTGATGAAGATGTGCTTAGCGATTATTTTGAAGGTGAAGATGATAATGATGAACCGTTTGGTAGCGAAGTACAGGAACTGGCATATGAGTATCTTAAGAAATTAGAAACGTATCTTAAGACTCTATAATATTTTCTCAAAGGGGTAAACATGGCGATTAATTCAAAAAAGAAGGGAAATAGGGGCGAACTAGAATTAGTTCACATATTAGAAGAAAAATTTGGAATCGGCAGATTTAAAAGGACACCAAGCTCTGGAGCTTGGACTGGTGGTAAAAATAGAGAGGGATGTGAAAACTTACCTTGGGAAGCCAAAATAACTTTAGTTTCCGATTTAATAACACCAGCAAATTTTAATTTTGTAATTGAGCACAAGTTCTACGCTGACATTTCTTTCTGGGAATTGCTTTCTGAAAAGTCGAATTGGAATGATTGGCTAAAGCAAGTGGAAGGTGATGCTGACTTTGTAAAGAAAATACCTCTACTTATAGTAAAGTACAATAGGCACGATAGAATAGCCTTAGTACCTTATTATCACTTAGTAAAATATGGAATGAATAAGGAAAAGACAGATTTGGATTTATCAAATAAGATTCATGAATCCGCTAAAAATTTCGTTTGGAAAAGTTATTCAATTGTAAGCTTACAATCTCTTTTAGATTTACCAGTCGATTTCTGGTTCGGGAGTTAAGCTATGGGTATAGTATATACTCTTACGAACAAAATTAATAATAAAGTTTATGTTGGACAAACAGTACAACCAATAAACATAAGAATGAGAAACCATAAAAATAGAAATACTCTAATAGGGAATGCCATAGCAAAATATGGAATAGATAATTTTATTATATCAGAAAATGAAGTACCAGAATATATGTTAGATAACTTAGAGTCAAACTTAATAAAACTATATAATTCTATAAGCCCAAATGGTTATAATTTGGAAAGTGGTGGACATAAAAATAAACACCTTTCTGAGGAAACAAAGAGGAAAATGTCAAATACCAAAATGGGTCACGTTGTATCTGAAGAGTCTAAAAAGAAAATGAGCTTATCAAAATCTGGAGATAAAGCTCCTATGTTTGGGAAACACTGGTCAGACGAAATAAAAAAGAAGATGAGCGAATCTAGAGCTGGCGAAAAACATCCTCTTTATGGAAAACATCACTCTGAAGAAACAAAAAAGAAAATGAGAGAATCTAGAAAGGGAAGATTTATTGGTAAAAATAACTATATGTTTGGTAGAAAAGCCTCTGAGGAAACAAAAAAGAAAATGAGAGAATCTAGATTTGCTTATTTATCTAGATCAGGAAAGGGGGCTCCAAATTAATAGAATAACTGAGATAGAAAAAAAAGCCGAAATAATTCAGGGCTATTTCAATAAGATCGGAATCACAAAGATAAAGGACCTTTCCAATTATGAAGGCGGCGGAGGGAAAGGCGATACTGGCTTAAATGCATTCGGTTCATATAGAACTTCTGTTGAAAGCTTAACCTCTATAGATCAAAGTAGAATGATGAGGTACAGACAATACGAGCAGATGTGCTATGTACCAGAATTAAATGGTGGTCTAGAGCTTTATGCTGATGATGGTTCTTTATATAACGAGAACGATGAAGTAATAAAGGTAGAAGCAGACAATCAAGAAATAACTGAGTCTCTCACTAGTTTGTGGTTTAAGTCTCTTGATATGAATTCCGTTCTATGGCACATCGTTTATAATACTTGTAAATATGGCGATTCGTTCTACGAAGTAATCCCTGATAGCTTTAAGAATCCAAAGAAAGTAAAGTTTCTAAGATTTATTCCTCCTCAATTTGTGTCAAGAATAGAGAAGGATGGAAACTTATTAGAATTTGTTGTAAGAATACCAGAGGATGTAACTTCGGGCGGTTCTACAAGCTATACTACTACACAAGCACAAGAAGTTAAATTAAAGCCCTGGCAAATAGTACATTTCAAATTAGATGATAAAGAATTTGAACCTTATGGTAAATCAGTTCTTGAGCCTGGCAGATTAGCATTCAAGCAAATGAAATTGATTGAAGATGCAATGTTAATTTATCGTATTTCTAGAGCACCAGAGAGAAGAGTATTCAGTATTCCAGTTGGTAACTTGCCATATAGAGAAGCAATGGCAAGAGTAGAAGACTTCAAACAGAAATATAGAAAGACTCCATGGATAGATCCAATAAGCGGGGAAATAGGCTACAAAGCTAATCCGTTGTGCATAACTCTTGATACTAAAATAGACTTGTTGGATGGAAGATCTTTAGAACTTTCAAAATTAATAGAAGAGTATAAGTCAGGTAAAGAGAACTGGGTATATTCTATTGATACTAAGAGAAATAACAAAGTGGTTCCCGGAAAGATTGAATGGGCGGGAGTAACTCGAAAGAATGCAGAATTAGTAGAAGTGACTATAGATAATGGAAAGTCAGTAAGATGTACTCCAGATCACAAATTTATGCTTAGAGATGGGACATATAAACAAGCTAAGGATTTAGTTCCTGGCGAAAGCTTGATGCCTAAATATACGAAGCTATGCAAAATAGCCAATAGTAAAGACTACATGAAGATCTATGATCCTTCGTCTGATAAATATAAGTATATACATAGTTTGGTGGCTGAGGAAATACAACCAGAACTATGGAATAATGATTGGACTTTTAGAATAACGCACCACAAAGATTTTAATAAACTAAATAACAGTCCAAATAACTTAGTCATAATGGAAAGAAATGAGCACAATAGATATCATTTAGATTTATTAAATAAACTATGGTCAGATGAAGAATATAGAACTAAGCAGATTGCTTCTAGAGTTGCTGCCTGGAAGGATGATGACGAAAGAAAGAAGATGCAATCTAATCTTATGATAAAATATAATAAGAGCGATAAGCATAGACAAACTACTACAGACAGAAATAATAAATTTTGGTCTGATGCAGATAACAAAGAAAAGACTTCAGCTAAAATGCGAAAGCCAAAATCTACTACGGAAAAGATGCACATCAAGTTCGATGATAAGTTTTGGAACCATGTAGATATAACAATAAAACAACTTAATACCCAAACTAAAGTTGTAGAATCTCTAAACTCCAACGAAAAGTTCATAGAACATTTTGTCACTATAACCCCAAGAAGTAACAGACAAATTCATAGACATTTATTAACTAAAGCTTTTAGATCAAAGGGGTTTGAAACATTTGAAGAGTATTCTGCTTTTGTAAAGAGCAATAAAAATCATAAAGTTGTTTCTGTAAAATTTTTGAAAATCAAAGAAGATACTGGATGTATAACAGTAACTGAATGGCATAACTTCAGTATATTAAATTCCATATATATAAAGAACAGTATAAATGATGATTTCTTTTTGCCGAAGAGACCAGATGGGTCTGGGGTTACAATTGATTATCTACCTGGTGGCCAACAGCTGGGAGAAATTGACGACGTAAGATACTTTAAAGAAAAGATCCTTAGAACAATGCGTATTCCTATAGCTTATCTAACTGGAGAACTACAAGGAGACGTGGCTAGAACTTCTTTGGCAGCAATGGACGTAAGATTTGCTAAAACTATAGAAAGAGTTCAGAAGATGATCATAAAAGGCTTGGAAAAAATAGCTATAGTAGAGCTAGCTTTCAAGAGATTCACTATTGAAGATCTGCACTCTTTCGTTATAAAACTAACTCCACCATCTAAAATTTATGAGATGCAAGAGTTAGAAACTACTACCCAAAAGCTTAACGTTATACAAACTGCTATTGGTTTAGCTGATTCAGCTGGTAAATTATACTTACCAAGAGAGTGGCTATATAAGAATATAAGCAAATTTAATGAACAAGAAATATCTGCGATAAAATTAATGCAACAGGCAGAGGCAGCTGAAGCTGCTGAAGCTCAAGCTGCCCAGGGTGCAGGTGGAGGACTTGAAAGTATGGGAGCACCTGCTGGCGGTGGCGGAGGAGGGATGGGAGGAACAGGAGGAATGGAAATGGGAGCTGAAGCGGGTGGAGTAGCAGGTGGAGGAGAAATGGGAATGGCACCTCCAGAAGCTGGAGCAATGCCACCTGAAACTACCCCAGCTCCAGGCGGAGGAGAAGCAGAATTAGCCTTAGCAAGTAAAATATTAAACATAGCAGGAAAAGACTTCCTATTAGAAAACGAAAACGACATTAGAGAAATTATAAAATTTGTTAAGAATTATAAAGAAACTGATAAGATAACTAAAGATAAGCCGATTATAGTGCCTAAGAAAAAAATGTACGAAAACAACTTCCATTATTTATTTGTTATAGGCGAGCTAAAGGGATTAATTAGTCGCAATACTAAAAACAAACAAGAAATGCTTGAAGACTAGGAGGGAATTTCTATGGATTTAACTTACAGTCAGATAGCTCAAGCGTCTATGTTCAGCAACGAAAAGATGGTTACTTTGATAAAACAGAAACTTGCTGAATCTGCGAACGCAGCTGTCGCACTAGTTTTTGATGATAAGTTAATAGTTTTAGACGAGGAGAAGGACGAATTCTATTCCGTCAACTATAAGGTTGAGGATAAGGCCCTAAAGCTAAGCGGATGGGATAAAGTAAATCTTATGGCAGACAATGAGTCAAGACTAGAATCATTATCTGAAGAGTTTTTTGATCCAATAAGTAAGAAAGAAATAACAGTAAAAGAGTTGGTAGAAGCTTTTAAGCTAAAACATTCCGATCAACCAGTTAGAAGGTTGCTTAATCAAACAGCAACAGAAAAGAAGAGAATCGTAGAATCTAATGAAAAAATAAAGGCTATAAGAGAAGTTAGAGAAGCTAAGGAATATGTCTCTGACGATATAGCTGAGATCTTCAAAGATCCGAAGATAAAGGCTCTCGCATCTAAGATGGCAGAGAGCAATCCAGTGCAGGCATCTGTAAATAGAGTAAGCTTCACTTCTCCTCTTTCTGTTTCTTTAGTGGAAGAGTCTTCTAATAAGATAGTAAATCTAAACGAGAAAAAGAAGAGTAAGGTTAAGTTCGGAAACGTAAAGAAGAAGGTTCAGAACATGTGGACCTCTGAATCTTTCAAGAACGACCTAAAAGAACTAGTATCTGATTTAGCAAACTCTGAGGCTCCAAAGGAAGTACTAGAGAGCTTCATTAAGCAACACATGGAAATCTTAGTTTTAGAGTCAAGTGAGCTAGAAGATTTGATATTGAAGACGGCTTTGATGATAAGTGAAGCTGCTAAGTCAGAATCTTTAGTTGGACTATTCAGAGAGTATTGTGGTCTTAAAGAAGCTAAGGTCCTAAGGGATCAATTTGTTTCGCGAAACAATATTGTTTATGAAGAAGAGGCAGAGGGAGAAAAAGAACCAGAGGAAGAGCCAGCCAAGGAAGAGCCAAAGGAAAAAGAAACTTCTATAGACGAAGATTCAATAAACAAGATTCTAAAGGTTCTTAATAAGATTAGCGAAAATCTTAAAGAGAAGACCATGGAATCAAGGTATGTAAAGTCTTTCGTAACAGCTCTTGAAGACGCAAAGGTTGGATCAGTTTCCGAGGGAAAGCTAAAAGAAGTCTTGGATTTCTTAAGCACTGTATATGAATCTGCCCAGGAAGAGAAAGACGAAGGCGAGGAGGCATAAGAATGACTCCCGATAGGAAATACTCAGAAATTTTAAAGGAACAACTAGAACTATCAGGAGTTCAGTTGTCAGAGGCAGAACCTGAAGAAGATGATTTTTCAAGTATGCCTATGCCAGATGTTGGCAAGGAAGACGAAGAGCCAAAGAAAGGAAAGAAGGAAGACGACAAGAAAGACGACAAGAAAGACGATAAGGAAGAAAAGAAGGATCCAGAATCTGAACTAGCAGACTCTTGGGAAATAGATGTAGGTACTGCTGGTAAGATTAAATTTGACATGCACCAAAACTATATGTATATATGGTATAGAAACAGAAGAAGTGATAAAATAATGATGCCATCAAAACTAAGACCCTATGCAAAACAAGTTAGCGAGCTATTCAATAGTTTGTTAGACCACGTAGAGAAGGTAAGCTAATGGCAGAGAATTTATTAACAGAGTTTCAAGATTTCACTTATGAGGTATTATCTGAAGATCGCCCAGGCGGCGGCCCAAAGAAAACTTATCTTAAAGGATTATTCCAACATGGTGGAATCCAAAATGGAAACAAAAGAGTTTATCCTGCCCCCATATTAGAAAGAGAAATACAAAAGAATTTAGACAAAGTAAAGGGCAGAAATATGTTGGGAGAGTTAGATCATCCAACTGAAGGTAAGATTCACTTAGACAAAGTTTCTCACGTTATAACAGAACTCAATATGAATACCGATGGAAGAGTACTAGGATCATTAGAAGTCTTCGATGGTCCAGATGAACTTGGAGGTACCCCCAAGGGAAGAATACTTGGTTCACTTATAAAGCGAGGAGTTAAACTTGGAATATCTTCTAGGGGATTTGGTAGCACTAAAGAGAGCGGAGAAACAAACGAAGTACAAGATGATTATAAACTAATAACATTTGATATCGTTGCCGATCCGTCTACTCCTGGTGCTTATCCATCGGCCGTATATGAAGACAAGAGTGAAACTTGCAATTGGATAAAAGAAGAAAAGGACACGGAGTCTTTTGCTAAGATATTGAAAGAAAATTTAGAAGACTAGGAGGTTGGTTCGCATGGCAAATAATATATTGGCTGAGATAGAACTCAACGAAAAGCAAATCAAAGCTTTTAACGAAGAACTAAATAAGTGGAAGGAAAAGAAAGAGGAAGAGATAAAAGAGAATCTAGCCTCTGAGTTGAAGACCGAGTTCGAAGTTAAAGTTAGAGAGCTCGCTGAGGAAAAGGCTAATTTCGAAAAGAAGCAGACTGATTTGGTCGAAGAGATCAAAAACAAAATGCAGAAAGTCATGGTAAAAAGATTTACTTCTGCTCTCAAGGACATGTATGATGAATTGAAAGTGGAAGCAAGAAAAGACGTCATGAACGATCCTCGAATTTTAGCTCTCGAAGAGATCAAGAGCGTTGTCTATCCTCTAATGGATGAGACTGTTACTAAGGGTTATGTTGACGAACTTGCAACAGCTCTTAGAGTAGTTGAGACAAAAGAAGACGAGAACGACAGGCTAAAGGCTAAGCTAAAGTTGAAGGAGATCACATCCTCATTGGCTCCAGTCGTAGCAGAAGCTGTAGAAGCTTTCATCGGCAACGCTTCCACTGAGGAAGAGGTTGTTGAGAAGTACTCTAAGTTAAAGAATTTGGCTAATGAAGCCTCCGAAGACGACGAAGAGGAAGAGGAAGAAGAGCCAGAAGAAGACGAAGAGGAAGAGGATGATGGAAAGAAGAAGAGCAAGAAGGCAAAGAAGGGCAAGAAAGACGACGAAGAGGAAGAGCCCGAGGAAGAAGTAGATGAAGCTAAGAAAGATGACGAGGACGAAGAGTCCGAAGAAGATGATGAAGATGAAGAGTCCGAAGAGGACGATGAAGACGAAGAAGACGACAAAGACGACGAAGATGAAGACAAAGCAGACGAAGGACTAGAAATTAGACCTTCTGTCCATTTTGAGAAGAAAGAAGTAGAGGATAGTGAAGATCACTTAGCAACTCTTAATGAGATGCTTGATCTCGCGGGAGTCCCTACAAAGTAATTCAGGAGGAAATGAACGATGCTTTTTGATTATAACAGATTGAGAAAAGAGCAGAAGGACAAGATCCTCGGAAAGTGGAAGCCATTCCTAAAGGGAATTGACGACGGCTATCTGAGAGAGTCTACTGCAATGCTTCTAGAGAATGAAGCACAATATTTGATGGAAGACCCAGCAACTCAAGCTTCCGACGTAGTTGGTATCCAAAAGATCCTTCTACCAATCGTAAGAAGGGTATTCCCCAACTTGGTAGCAAACAACCTAGTTTCTGTTCAGCCACTAGCTGGACCAACTGGCGTAGTATTCTACTTGAAGTATGAGTTTGTAAACGCTAAGAGTGGAGGTTCAGCTGGTGATGAGTACAGCATGTATTCAGAAAATCCATCTGATACTTCACAGGGTTATAATGCTTACTATTCTTCGGATGAAGTAAGAATGACCACATCAACTGGAACTACAACCACAACTCCTCTCGGAGGACAAAACAATGCAGGCGCCGGAGCGGGAACAGGATTAGACGGAGGTGGTGGAGGTCAAAGCTATATACTCTTCAACACTAACGCTACTTACGATGACGGAATAGATTCGGCTGCTTACGATGGAACTCACGTAACTTCTACTGCAGCTGCTCTATTAAAGACTGCAAAGTTTAGATTTAAGATTTATACAACTGCAACTCCAACAACCTATTCTACCTTCTTGGTACAGTGGGACGGAAGAGTTGGAAAGAACTATTGGAGTATCACAGAAACCGATAGAGGCGGAGCTGGTGTAGCACTGAACGTAGCCTACACAACCCTGGTTACCAGCGGAGTAGACTTGACTCTTCAAGACTGGGATACTACTACTGGAAGATTGACCAATGCAGTTGTAGACTTTGATTTCACTGGTGGATCACTAGATAGACAGATAAGGCTAAAGCCATTCGTTTCTAACACTGACTTCATCAACGCTACTTATACATTCCTTGGAGTTGAAGCTTTCTACTCTTACAAGCAGGAAGCTACCACAGCTATTCCAGAAATGGCCATCTCTATTTCACAGTTCCCAATAACTGTAAAGTCCAGAAAACTAAAGGCCACATGGACCAATGAAGCAGAGCAAGACCTAAAGGCATATCACGGCTTGAACGCTGATGCTGAGCTAACAGCTCTAGTATCAAACGAGATGATAGCCGAGATTGACAGAGAGATAGTAGGGAAGTGCTTAGACATTGTACCTATTTCTTCTCATAGATGGGTCGACTGGAATGCTGACGTTGCTAATAACACATCAGGTAACTACTTCGACAGACACAGGAACTTCGTTCAGGTTATGGTAGAGCTCAGCAATGAAATCTACAGAAAGAGCAAGATTGGTCCAGCAAACTGGATCGTTACTTCCCCGAAGGTTTGCTCTTACCTAGAAGTTCTCGAGGGCTTCGTTGCAGCACCTGGTGCTGTTCAGGGTGGACTAGGAATCGTAAAGGCCGGAGACTTCAGAGGTTCATTCGCAGTATACAAGGATCCTCTATTCCCAGCTAATAAGGTTCTAATGGGTCACAAGAGCCCAGCATCCCCATTCGGAGCTGGACTAGTTTATGCTCCATACGTTACACAGGTTACACCAACCTTGTACGGACCAGATGACTTCACTCCTCGCAAGGGATTCCTTGCTAGGTACGGCCTCATCCAGGTACCACTAGGTGACTTGCTATACGGTATGGTAAACGTTTCTGATCTACCTGGTAGCACTTAATAGTTCTACCTAATATTTAAAAAAGTAAATGAGAGCCACTCTTCGGAGTGGCTCTTTTTGTAGAAAGATAAATATAGAAGAAAATAGGTCTAAGATAATAAAACAAATAAATCAAGATAACTATGTTCTAATTCGAAAGATAATTTTAACAAGTTGAGGTAAAAAATGGCAACAACTTCTTTTTCTAATACTTCGGTGACTTATAAATCTGATGGAGTAACTATTGATATAGTAGCCGATACCGTCATAGACATGAATCCACCATCGGGATATTCCGGAACTCAGGATGAGTTCCTGGCAGAATGTCTTCCCCCGAGATTTAGAATGTTTGCTGAATATTTTGCCAGTTTAACAAATGCAGAAAGATTGGCTCAAGAGTTGGGTACTTCTAATCAACCCGGTATTGATGCAGGATCTTTGGCCTTCATTGATTATGTCAATGAAGAAATATATCAAATCTTTAGGGGAGAGGGTATAACTATAGCTGGCTCTGGAGCAGTATGTTCTTATACTAGATTATCTGCTTATGCAGCTTCTGGTGGAGGAGTACACGCTGGTGGATCTGCATTTACTATTGGAGTAATTGTAGCTCCAGCCGGAACAGCAGCAATAACTCTTAGCGGAACGGTTGTGAGAGTAGTTGATAGAATAGTATCTACTTCTGGAACTGGAACACTCAGCGGAGCAATGGCAGCAGCAGCAGTTGATAGAATAGTATCTACTTCTGGAACTGGAACACTCAGTGGAGATGCTACTTGCACAAGCATTCCTAATGCCCCAACTGGAACTGGACTTGCAATAGGGAATACAGAGTTGATTCTAACTTGGACTGATGTTGCACCAGCAGCAACTGGATACAAAGTATTCTGGTTGGCTTGCCCACTTGGAACTGAAAATGCAGCGGCTATAGAAGCTGGGACAGAGTGGGTTGGAGCCAAATCACCAGCCGGAACTACTATAACTGGATTGCTAAACGGCACACAGTACGGCGTAATAGTAGCTGGTACTAATACTTGTACTATACCTGCAGTGGGAGCTTACAATTACGGTACAGTAAAGTACCAGACGCCTTCTGCATAATAACGAGGGGGATTTTAAATGGCACAAACTTCGATATCAAATACTAGTGTAACTTATAAATCAGATGGAGCTACCATAGATGTAGTTGCTCAAACAGAAATAGATCTCAACAAAACTTTAGCAGATAGTAATTCTGTAGCAGATTTTCATTCTGCTTCTATTCCATTAAGGTGGAGGGCTTTTGCAGAATATTTTGCAGATCTAACAGAAGCACAGAGAAAAGTAGAAATAGGCGACTGGGTAGGAGGACCGAACCTGGATGCAGGCACTTTGTCTTTCATAGACTATGTTAATGCTCAATTATATAATGTGGTAAGGTCTGCGGGATTGACAATAGCTTCTTCGGCGGCAGTATGCACAAGTATACCAAGAACTCCAACTGTAGTAGCAGTTGCTGTGGGCAATACTCAACTTACAGCTACTTGGACTGATGTTGCCCCAGCGTCCACAGGATATAAAGTATTCTATAGACTATGTCCACTTGGGACAGAGAATTTAGCTTTTGTAGTTGCTGGTACAGAATGGGTTGGGGCTAAAGCAGCAGCTGGGACTGTTATAACTGGTTTATCTAATGGATCTCAATATGGAGTTGTGGTGGCTGGTACTAATGCTCAAACAATTTCTGGTTATAACTATAGCACAGTAAAGTATCAAACTCCTTCCGCATAATAAAGACTACCGTGGGCCACTCCCTGAGTGGCCCTTTCTGTGTGCATATATATTTAAGAAGTGGCCACAGAAAAAATAATACCTAAAAATTTATTAGAAAACAAAATTTGTACAAACTGTAAGAGTTGGGACGACGAAGACACAATTGGAGATTGGTGCATGGTGAGGTCTTCTCGTCCCAGATTTGATACTTGCGAATATTGGAGAATATCTATAAAGTTTCGAGTAGGCGGTATAATGAAATGATGGAAATACCAATTTTATCTGACAAGGCAAAACTTGATAAGTGGAACGACATCTGCATATCCCAGGATTGGGCTCAACAGGGAGAATTAGAAAAGTGGTTGATGGCTCACGGTATTTTCTTCACTGGAGCTGGCAGCTGTTTGAACACTTCTATAGTAGTGATAAAAATGTCCAGCTCGCAACAGGCAATAGACAACATAAAGAATAGCTCTTCAGAAGAAATGGCTACAAACATATTGCTTGCCCTAACGGGAATCATGATCTTTTCAAGTTCAGAGTGCGAAACCGATTTCTGGAAAGCTGCTATTGAAAGATTGAATGTAGAGGCGGATATGTTTATGCCTCCAGAAATAATGCCCAAACCTGTAAGAGAATCGCTGAAGTATCCTGCCGATACCAACAATGGAGCCATCTCGTAGAAAGCCTATGGGTGCATTATATATTTTACAAAATAAATTAAATAAAAAATGTTATGTTGGGCAAACTACTGTGTCAGCAGAACATCGGGTTACAAAACATCTACGAAAAAATAGTATAATTGGGAAAGCCCTAAGAAAATATGGTGTAGAAAACTTTAATCAATATATCTTCGAGGGAATTCAAGAAGATACTCTAGATTTTGTAGAGAGCGAAATGATTTCACGTTTAAATAGCATAAGCCCTAACGGATATAATCTTGATAGCGGCGGAAATAAAAACAAACATATAACAGAAGACACAAAGAGAAAAATGTCATTATCTAAAAAAGGATATAAAAATCCTATGTTTAAAAAGGGATATAAACAAGTTGGAGAGAAAAATCCAATGTTTAATAAGGGATATTTAGTTTCTGGCGAAAAACATGCTGATGTAAACGGCAGCAAAAACCCAAGGTGGAAAGGTGGAATCGGAAAGAAATACAGAGCAAAACAAAAGCTTCGACATAGAGATATAGTATAAGCACAAGAGGACACTATGGGAAAAGCTAATTATGGTGATTATATCTCTAAGAGCTTTGAGGACAGGATTGAAATCAATCTTGCTAATATCAGCAAGAACCCTGACGACGAATTTGCTCTTCTCGGAATTCAATTCATTCTACCTTATTTTAAATGTGAACTTTGCTCTCACGAACCCTGCCTTTACGCCTACACGGTGAAGAACCTGAAGACGAACATCTCTATGAAGGTCGGCTCGGAATGCATCAACCACTTCAAGGGCAAGATGAACATCGATCTGGCCTCCGGCCTCAAGAAGAGGGTCAAATCGGTCATCCGGAAGATGCGGCGCTACATGAAGAACAGCCTCGAAGAGGTCGAATACAAGACTCTCCCGAAGGAACAGAAGAGGATTCTGGTCACCCGGCTCTTCATGAAGCATCAGGCAATGGAAGCCATCAAGGGCGACACCAAGAGGGCTATGCTGGCTAAAGAAGATGTCCTGAAGATCATCGAAGAGAATCCTTGGGTCGAGGCTGAGGCCACCCCCACCGAAGATGCCAAAGAGGCCAAGAAAGAGAAGAAGGCCACCAACAAGAAGTCGGCAATGGGAAAGGCTCCTACGGTCGCCATGGCTGCTAAGGCAACAATCTAACTTAAACGCGAAAAGGAAAGGCCGCTCTAACCGGCGGCCTTTTTTATTGTATGAGAAAGATACCAGAAAAACTAACTAAGAGAGAAAGGAAGCCAAGATGGAACTGGGCTAAACATGCAGTCAGAAGATATAAGTATCTCATAGAGAAGAATGTAATATATAAAGTGGATCCGAAAGATGGGCACCCGGAACTTTACTTTATCATCAGAGACATAGATGAAAACTATGAATATTTCTTTTTAGAAGTATTGAACTGTAGTCAGGGAACAATCCTTACTTTGAAAGTAGGATCTTTGATTTTTAAAACGAACTACTTGTGGCCATCTCATAGGATCTTCAGCAAGAAAGAAATAACGAAGGCGATATTGAAGGGGATATCGATATGAGATTGATAGCAGAAAATTTACCCCTTTACTTCGATATAATCTATAAGCCCAAGAGAGGAAATCATATTCGCGTGAATCTAATGGTCAATAGCTATATGGGCTCTCAACCATCAGACAAAGATGTGATGTTCTTTATCTTTAAAGATCCCAGTCGAGAATATTCTGATGAGGTTGTAGATTCCGTCAATTCTGTTAAAATAGTATGGATAGACTCCGCAGGAGATAAGGGTTCTATAGTTATGCCAGCTTATAAGTTTGCAAATAACTTCCCCTCTGTAGAGCCTGTTACATCAAAGAAAGAGATTACTATGTGCCTGTTAAAAGATTTAATTTAATTATTGAAGTCTCGGGGAGATCTTTCTTCTCTGTTGCACTTATCACATCGAGCTCTTACATTTAGCTTGCCACGAGAGAAAACAGAAATACTCTTTACTTGTCCACCACAAGAGCAATAGAAATTCTGGGTCTTTGATCCCGCGGTTCTCGCGTTCTTACTAATTACTT